CACGTTCCTTGGTGTATGCCGTTCGCTGTGGAACTGGGTGACGCTGACTAGCCAAAACTTGATTGGGGTTGGCACCAACCTGAAGTTCTATATTGAGAACGGCGGAAACTACAACGACATCACGCCGCTGCGTACCACAACAACGCTTGGAGCAGACCCGTTTACAGGCGATGGGACAACCACGGTTACGGTAACCGCCCCATCTCATGGCGGTGTCACGGGCGACTTTGTTACCTTCAGCGGGGTGACGGGTACCTACGCTTCGCTCCTGAACGGCGAGTTCCAGATTACCCTCCTGACGGCCAACACCTACACCATCACGGTGGCTTCAGCTATTCCGGCGGGGACTACGGGCGGCTCTGCGGTGTCCGCCGCTTATCAGATCAACGTCGGTCCGTCTACGGTGGTACCGCTTACGGGTTGGGGTGCTGGCACTTGGGGCACTGGCCCTTGGAGCATTGGTACGCCGAGCACAACGCAGAGTGATCTGCGATTGTGGAGCCAAGCCAACTTCGGTGAAGACCTTATCTTCGGTCCGCGCAAGGGTAGCATTTACTACTGGGATGCAACGACTGGGTTGACCGTCCGTGGTGTGCTGCTGTCGTCTCTTTCCGGTGCGTCAGACGTGCCCACAATCCAGAACGGCATTTTCATCTCAGACATCAACCGCTTTGTGTTTGCGATGGGCTGCAATGACTACGGCAGCGCCGCGATTGACCCGATGCTTATCCGTTGGTCCGACCAAGAAGATGCCGTTAACTGGACGCCTTCGGCAACTAACCAAGCGGGGAGCCTGCGCCTGTCGCACGGTTCAGAGATTATTGCGGCGGTGCAGGCACGTCAGGAAATTGTTGTCTTCACCGACTCGTCCATTTACTCGCTCCAGTATCTAGATGCGCCGATCTTCTGGGGCGCGCAGCTTCTGGGGGACAACATCTCCATCGTCGGCCCCAAGGCCGCTGTAATTGCCTCGGGCGTGGTGTACTGGATGGGTGTAGACAAGTTCTACGCCTACGATGGCCGCGTGCAGACGCTCAACTGCGACCTGCGTCGGTACGTGTTCAGTGACTTCAACCAGTCGCAGTCGCAGCAGGTTTTTGCGGGCACCAACGAAGGCTTCAATGAAATTTGGTGGTTCTATTGCTCGGCCAATTCCAGCACCATCGACAAGTACGTCGTTTACAACTACGTCGAAAAGATTTGGTACTACGGCACCCTGGACCGTACGGCGTGGCTTGACTCTGGTTTGCGCGACTACCCGATGGCTGCGACCTACAATCAAAATCTCGTCAACCACGAGCAGGGTCTGGACAACAACGAGACAGGCGCCCCCACGGCCATCAACGCGTACATCGCTTCGTCTGAGTTTGACATCGGTGATGGCCACAACTTCGGGTTCGTGTGGCGGGTGTTGCCTGACCTGACGTTTGAAAACTCTACTGCCGGTTCGCCCACCGTTAACATGACGCTCTATGGGTTGTACAACTCGGGCTCAGGCAGCATCGACAGCGCGGGCCAGCCGGTGGTTAGGGGCTCGACGTACGTTATTACCGAGGAGTTCACCGGGCAGATTTACACCCGCGTGCGTGGGCGGCAGATGATCTTCAAGATCGACTCCAACCAGTTGGGCACCGCGTGGCAGCTTGGCGCTCCGCGTATTGACATCAGACCGGATGGGCGGCGATGACCTTCCTCATTGAAGATGCAACCGTACCCGCACCGCCTAACCTGCCTCTGGCCCCACGGGACTACGAGTCGCGTTATCACGAGCAGTTCAACAACGTTCTGCGGCTTTACTTCAACCGGCTTGACGCGCTACTGAGGCGGATCGTGGCTACCCAATCCCCCATTCCAATCTCCATTGGCGGCACCAACGTAGACGCCTTTGGGCGGCTGCGGGTCAGCAACCCGCTGACCTTGTTCGACTCATCCCACCGCTATGCGGACAACAACCTGTGGGTCAACAGCATAACCGGCACCGCAGCGGCAACGTTTAACGCCAATGAAGGTCTGATGGACCTGACGGTTGGCTCGGCCAGTGGCGACCAGATCATTCGGGAAACCATCAAAGTCTTTTCGTATCAGCCGGGTAAGAGCCTGTTGGTGATGAACACGTTTGTGTTTGGCACTGCCAAGGCCAACCTGCGCCAACGTGCGGGCTATTACGGTGCGGCCAACGGCATTTACTTTGAACGCGAAGGCTCAACCAACTACATGGTCGAGCGCAGCAGCGTGACAGGCGCTCCGATCAACACCCGTGTGGCGCAGGCAGATTGGAACCAAGACCCACTGGACGGTACCGGCCCGTCTGGCCTGACATTGGACTCCTCCAAGGCGCAGATTCTGTACCTTGATGTTGAGTGGCTTGGTCTTGGTACGGTACGCACCGGGTTCATCATCAACGGGGCATTTGTCCCGTGCCACAACTTTGACCACGCCAATCTGGTCAACACCACCTATATCACCACCGCTTCTTTGCCGCTGCGGTATGAGATGACCAATATGGCGGCGACCACCGGCGCAAGTACGCTCAAACAGGTGTGCTCGACCGTGATTTCTGAAGGCGGCTACGAGTTGCGCGGTGCGCAGTTGTCTGCCGGTAACACCATCACAAGTCCCCGCACACTGACCACTGCCGGGACGTTCTACCCTGTAGTGTCGATTCGTTTGAAGACAGCCCGCCTTGACGCGATTGCCATCCTGACGGCTATATCTATTTTGGGCATTACCAACAACGCCAACTACAAGTGGGAAGTTGTGGCGTCTGGCACCACAACGGGCGGCACTTGGGTCAGTGCAGGCACAAACTCCGCAGTTGAGTACAACATCACCGGCACGGCGTTCACCGTGGGCACCGGTCGGATTCTGGCAACGGGTTTCTTTCAGGGCTCCAATCAGGGTTCCAATAGCGTGGACATTTTGAAGGAAGCGTTGTTCGCTTCTCAACTGGAGCGCGATCCGTTTACCGCCACTGCGTATGAACTGACGCTGGCCTGCACCGCCGCATCCAACGGGGATCAGGTGCTTGGTTCTCTTGACTGGGAAGAGATTAGCCGCTAAGCACCCAAACGACCTAAAATGAACCCAATCAATTCCAAGGGGCGCACATGAGCCTTGCCGTACTAGCCGACCACATGGCGTCCAAAGGGCGCAACGGTGACACCATGCTGGTGCACATGGCCCCCGAAGAAGTCGCGGGGCTGCACGCTCTGGCGCTGAAGCATGGTGGCTCACTGACCATCAACCCGGAAACGGGTCTGCCGGAGGCGTTTAGCCTCAAGGGGTTGTTGAAGTCGCTGCTGCCTGCGGTTGCGGGTTTCGCGCTTGGCCCCGCTGGTTTTGGACTGATGTCCGCCATGCAAGCGGGCTTGACTGTAGGTGCAGTAGCGGGTCTTGCCAAAGGCAGTCTCAAAGAAGGCATCATGGCCGGTCTGGGCGCCTACGGCGGTGCTAACTTGGGTGCGGCCTTTACCGGCGCTGAGAGCGCGGGGGCCACTACGGCTGCAGCAGAAGCGGCTAAGACGGCGGGCCAAGAAGCAGTCAAGCAGGGGCTTACCGGAGAAGCTGCCAATCAGTTTGTGCAGAACGCTGCGAGCACCGCTTACTCTGACTTTGCCGCCAAGCCGTTCATGGAGCAGGCGGCGGGAAGTTTCCAGGCGCTCAAGAGCGCCCCTGGCCCAATTGGCGGGCTGTCTTCGTTGGTCCGTCCTGCGATGATGGCAGCAGCCCCCATCATGGCCGACGCGATGGTACCCACCAACGTGCAGATGCCTTCGCTTACCCAGAACCGGGGCATGTACCGTGGTTACACGTACGATCCCTACGGCGGCACGTATATCGCGCAAGAGCCGGTGCGAGCCGCATCCGGCGGCATCGTGGCCCTCGCCGATGGTGGACCCACTGCGGACCAACTGAAAGCCCAGCAGAGTATCGTTGCTGACCCCCAGGCTGCTGCGCTTGCTGCAGCGCGTTCGGGTATTGCGCAGGGCTTGAACGATCAGCAAATTGCTGACATGGTCAACCAGCAGTACGGCAAGTCTTTCACCGCGCAAAACGTAGCCGACTTCATGACGGCCAACCAACTGTCGCGTCCCGCTCCGGCTGCTGCTCCCGCTGCACCAATCTCCGGCCCCAACGCGCTGGACCCCACACAACGAGCCACTCCCACCGCCGAGCAACTTGGCGCACAGCAAAGCATCCTTCCTGACCCGCAAGCCGCCGCGCTTGGCGTTGTTCGCAGTGGTGTCGCCCAAGGGCTGACCGATCAACAGATAGCCAACCTAGCCAACGAAACCTACGGCAAGTCGTTCAGTGCGCAGAACGTAGCGGACTTTATGGCCGCAAACGACATCACGCGCACCAAGCCGGTAGTGCCTCCAGTTGTTGAACCCCCGTACACCCCACCGGACTTGTTCACTAATGTTCCTGGCGTGGCTCCCGGCACAGCCGTGACCGGTGCACCGGCGGTTGACTATGCCAACGCGCCCACGATGGGCGAAGTTCGCACAGCGTACGAGCAGGGTGGTGGCGCTACCAAGATGCCGGTCATCACGGACATCAAGCCGACTGACCGCACCTACACGCAGAACCAGACATTCAGCCTACTCAAAGGCTATCTGCAAGCCAACCCCAACGCGCTGTATAGCGACGTTGTTGCCTTCGCTCGCGGCAGGGGCATCCCTGAGATGCAGGCCCGCGCTGCCTACAATGAGTTCCGCTTCAGTGGTTTGACTGGTGGTAGCCTGCAGGCGTATGACTATTTGATGGGTCGTGGCGCGTACCCGGTCAAGCCGTTCACGCCCACCGGCGAGTTGATGCGCCCGTACGCCGAGGCTGTCCTTGGTGCGCCTGAGAACCTCAAGGCCAAGCGTTTGATCTTTGATCCCGCAACGCAGAAGTACGTGAGAAACCCCCAGTTCGTTGAGCGCACACCTTCTACGGCTAACGCGCCCATCCGCGATCAGGCAGGTAACCCTGTTGGTGGCAACACCGAGTCGTACTTCAAGGCCAACCCCGACGTGTATCAAGAGTGGCTCAAGGGCGCCACCGGCATGACTGCCGACGCCTACGCCAGATTCCACTGGGAGACTTTTGGCCAGAAAGAAGGTCGCAAGGGCTGGTCGGCGACCCCTGCCGGTGGTGGCAGCGGCAACACAGAAGAAAAAGTCAGTGGCGGCAAGGCTGGTGGGTTGATGGACATCGCATCTGCCGCTGCGGCGCGTGGCGGTAACGTCCAGCAATACAACCTGGGCGGCTACTCCGATGGTGGGCGCTTGCTGCGCGGCCCGGGTGATGGCGTCTCTGACAGCATCCCGGCAACTATTGGCAACCGTCAACCCGCGCGGCTCGCCGATGGTGAGTTTGTGATCCCGGCGAGGATTGTGAGTGAAATAGGGAATGGGTCTACCGAAGCCGGTGCCCGCAAACTCTACGCAATGATGGACCGTGTGCAGCGTGCACGCGCCAAGACAACCAGCAAAGGCAAGGTGGCCAAGAACACCAAGTCCGAACAATACTTGCCCGCATAAGGAAGCATCATGGCTGATCCCACCCCGTACCAAGTACAGCAGTATCAGACAGGCTTTGCTCCTGTCGTCGCACCTTATGCAGAGGCGCTCCTTGGTAAAGCCGAGGCGCTGACCGATGTTGAGTACAACCCGTACCAACAGTACATGGGTGAGCGGTTCGCTCAGTTCACCCCGCTGCAGCAGCAGGCGTTTGCCGGTGCGCAAGCGATGGAGGCGGCTCCTCAGTTGGCCGATGCCTCTGCCCTGGCAGGCACTGCCGGTCTTCGCGCTTTGCAGGCAGGCACGTATGGCCCGATGTACTACACCCCGCAGTCGTTTACCGAACAGGGTGTGATGGGCGGTTACATGTCGCCCTACATGCAGGGCGTGGTGGACTTCCAGCAACGGGAAGCTCAGCGCCAAGCGGACATCGCCTCTACTGCTCGGGGTCAGAAGTACGCCCGTGCCGGTGCCTTTGGTGGCGCTCGGCAGGCCATTGAGAATGCCGAAGCGCAGCGCAATCTCGCCACCCAGTTGGGCGGTATCCAGGCCACTGGCCTGCAAGCCGCTTATCAGCAGGCTCAGCAGCAGTTCAACCAAGAGCAGGCACAACGCCAAGCCGCAGTGCAGTTAGCCGAGCAGTCACGCCAGTACGGTGCCGGTCTGGGGTTGCAGGGACTGCAGACTGCGATGCAGGGTGCGCAACAACTCGGCAATCTAGGCCAGACGCAGTTTGGCCAGAACCTTGCGCTCAACCAGTTGCAGTCTCAGTACGGTCAGCAACAACAGCAGCAGATGCAAAACATCTTGGGCGCCCAGTACCAAGACTTCCTCAATTTCCAGAACTACCCGTACAAGCAGTTGGGCTTCATGTCCGACATCATCCGTGGCGTGCCACTGACGCAGACCGGCTCGGCGGTTTATCAGCAGCCGCCTTCGGCCATATCTCAGATCGCCGGTTTGGGTACGGCTGCTGTCGGTGCGAAAGGTCTGGGGCTGTTTGCCAAGGGTGGTGAAGTCGAAGACGCTGAATACCGGGACAAGCCCGGTGGTCTGGCCGATCTGGCAATCTACAACATGGGGCGTTGAGCATGATCTCGAATATCAATCAGTTCACGCAGCAGTTGCGCATGATGCCGGATCAGGCATTGCAGCGCGTGGCCATGATGTACAAGCAAGACCCGTACATACTGCCGATGGTGATTGCCGAGGATGCCGCTCGCAAGAAGATGCGCATGGCAGCGCGGGCACAGATGGCGCAGCCTCAACCCAAAGTTGTGGATCAAGCCGTAGCTTCTCTGGGCTACACGCCTGAAGAAGTCGGTATCGCGCAACTTCAAGCGCAGAATATGCAAGGTCTGGCCGATGGTGGGATCGCAGGCTACGCCGAAGGTGGAGTGGCAGACACGGCTGAGGACGCGTTCTCTCGCGGCGGCATGTTCGATTTCACCCAACGCAGCGAGCCTGTCGTGCGCATGGCCGGTGGTGGTGCGGTTCAAAGATTTGCCGATAAAGGCGCGGTCACTGATCCCGATGAAGCGCGTTATCGGGCTGAGCAGATGGAAATGGATGCGGGTACGCGCACCGACTACTCTCCTGAAACAAAAGCGTATTTCCGGCGACTTAACTCTGAACGGCTGGCCGCTGAGCAGGCGCAGGGTTCAAGGCTCCGCGAGCAAGAACTTACCCGAGGACGCGCGGCTTATCAAACACAAGGTGCACCAGCAGCGAGTGCCGCGACACTTGCTGCGCCTGCTGCAACATCTGCGCCCGCTGCAGCACCGACACTTTCTTCAGACGCCGTACTGCCTCAACGCACATCGTTCCCGTCTCAAGCACTTGAGCGTGCAGTCGTCCAGCGTCCCGAAGCTCCGCCGCCTTCGACTGAGCCATCAGCGGCACAAACGGCATTTCAAGCACTATCTGCTCCGGTTACGGCCCCCCGTTCGTCTATTTACGACCTCACCAATCCCGCCACTGCACGCGCTGTGGCTCAAACGCTAGCACCTACTAAAAAGTACGAGACAGCGTACAACGTGCAGGCTGAAAAAGAGTTGGGGCGCCTTGAGGCGCGCGAGGCCGAGCGCGAGCGTAACAAGCCTACCGGCAAAGCCCGTGAAGGGTTGGAGGCGCTGCTCAAGCAAGAGGGTGAAGGCGCAGCAAAAGAAAGAAGCGACGCGGGCGCGTTTGCGCTCATCAGCGCAGGACTTGCCGTCGCATCAGGCGAATCTCCTAACGCGCTTGTGAATATTGCCAAGGGTTTCAATGTTGGCGCTAAGGAATACCAAGCAGCCCTCAAAGACCTTAAACAAGCTGAGCGGCAACGTAAGCTCATGTTGGCTGACATCGAAGAGGCTCGCCGTCTTGAGGCCAGAGGCGACTACGAAAAGGCAGAAGATCGCAAAGATCAAGCGAACGACCGCAGGACAGCCATCGAGCGTTACGCGTTTTCCGGCATCATGCAGTTGGGCGTCAGTAACGACCAGTTGACAACCAGCTTGTTTGGTAAGGGTATTGAAGCGGTGGCTCGTCGTGATCTTTCCGCTATGGAAATTGGCGCCGCAAATAAACGGGCTATTGCAGACCTGCTTTCGCGCAGGGAACTTGCAAGCATGCCCGGTCAGCAGGAGCGCCTAATTGAGCGTTTGGGCGGTGGAGACTTTGCCGAAGGTTACCGGAGGTTCCGTCAAGAGGGGCAGTCACCAACGCTGTTTGCCAACTACGAAAAGATGGCGGCAGATACGACGCTCAACCCGCTCACAGGCAAAACAAAGGGTCGTGAGTTCCTGGCCAAGTACCCGACGTTTGACGCTTATATGGCGGCATTTGAAGCCCAACAAGGGGGTGGAGGTCGCGGCGCAAGTGCGGTAAGCTCAGACCCGCTTGGAATCCGTCAGTAATCGCTAGGAGATAGCCAGTGGACCTCAGTGACGTTCGTGCCAGATTCCCTCAGTACGACAATCTGACCGACAAGCAACTGGCGGATGCACTGCACGCCAAGTTTTATTCGGACATTCCGAAGGCGGATTTCTATGAGCGCATCGGGCTAACCAAACCCAAGTCCGGTTTTGGTGCTGCCGCCCGGGCGTCTGTTGAGTCGCTAAAGGGTGAAGCCGCGTTGCTTGGCGGCAAGCTCGGTTTGATAAGCGAGAAGGACGCCCAGCGGTATCAGGCCGAGCAGGAAGATATTGCTCGGGGAATTTTCCGCCCCACTAAAGAGGGTTGGACGGAGGCGCCGCTTACCAAGTTTGGCGAACTCCTTGGCGGTTCTCTGCCCTACATGGTGGCGCCCGTTGCCGCCGGTGCTGCGGCTATTCCGCTTGGTGCGGCTGCACCTATCGTTGGCACTGCTGGTGCTGGTTTGGCATCTTTGGCGCAGTTCACCGGCACCAACCTTGCCCGCCAACTGGAAGCCCAGAAGGAGCGTGGTGAGGAAGTCTCGCTTGAGCGGGCCAGTGGTGCGGCTGCTGCCGCTGCTGCCGTCCCCCAGGCTGCGCTTGATATTGTCAGTTTGAAGGCGCTGCCTCTGGTGCGCAACCTGTTCAAGTCGGTTGGTAAAGACATCACCGAGGCCGAAGCCAAGCGCATCGCCGAGCAAGGGTTCAAGCAGACTGTTGCCGACTACGCTAAGACTGGCGCGCGCACTGCCGGTATTGAAGGCTTGACCGAAGCTGGTCAGCAGTACTTTGAGCGCCTGCAAGCCGGTCTGTCGATTTCAGACCCAGACGCGCGAGAAGAGTATGTTGATAGTTTTATTGGCGGCGCCGTGCTTGGTGCGGGTTTGTCGCCCGTTGGCCGCTTCGTTGAGCGTGGTGGTGAGCAGGGTCGCGCCGAAAGAAAGCTACGCGAAGTTGCCGACGAGCAGCGGCGTGTAGAGCGCGAAGACCAGGCCAAGGCCGAAGCGGAAGAAGCCGAGAAGCGCAAGCAGCCTGAGTATCTGCGCGACTTGCAGGCTCGCTATACGGCGGTTCGTCAAGAAGAGCTTGCGCGCAAAACAGAAATTGATGCGCTCAAAAAGTCCGGTGACCCGGCAGACGACGCATTGGCCAAGGAAAAGAAGCAAGAACTCAATAACTTCTACAAGACGACCTTCAACCCGGTACGTGACGAGTACAACAAGGCTGGTGGCTCTGCGCGATTCAAGCAGTTTGCCGAGCAAGAGCGTGTTGCAGGCATGTCGCCTGAAGAGTACATGCTTGAGCAGGTCGATACCAAAGCCGACGAGCAGAAGCAGCAGCGCATCGCGCAACTGAAGGCGCTACTGGCTCGGGCCAAGACCGCTAATCCCGAAGCAGCCAAACGCATCCGCGCCGAACTGGCCAAGCTCAGCCCGCGTGAGGCCAAGGAAGAAGCGCCCGTCACTTTGGAAGAGATGGGTATGCGCGGTGCGGCTGAGCCGGTTAGCGACCTTATGCGGTACGCACAGGATCGCATGTCGCTGGCAGATGAGCAGACGAACGGTACGGCAAACGCGAACGACTACGTAGACTACTTGGCGCAGAACCCGACTGCTGCCGTGCAACTGATTGCGCAGAAGGTACAGCTACCCAACCTTGGGCGTGCCGAAAGCAACCTGATCCTCAAAGCACTTCGCAGCAAGCTGACCGAGCAGAACAAAGAGGAACTTGCCCAGGCAGAAGAAGATGCTGCCCGTGCCCAGGCTAAGCCAGAGGGCATGACGCTTGATGAATATCAGGCGCAGTTGCAAGAGATGGGGTACATGCAGCCCCGTCAAGAAGAAGTCCAGTACGACACCACGGGCAAGCGGATGCGGGAGCAGATGACTGCCCCTATTCAGGAGCAGTTTACGCTTGGGTTTGAACAAGAAGGCTTGAAGCAGCAGAAGGCCACCAAGGATGTAGACGTAGAGCGCACACCCACTGAGGACGGTGGCGAGCGTACGGTGGCCGTTCGTGCAAGCGGCGAACCCATTAAAGACGTTGTTCGTTATCGCTACACCGCCGAAGTAGACGGAGAACCCGTCAATGTGCGTGTTGAGCGAGACAACCTTACAGGCGAAACTGAAGCGTTCTTTGAACAAGGCCAGCGCCCTGTTGGGTATGGGCTTGGCATCGGCAAACTCGTTCAGTCAGGCGTGTCTGTTGAGGATGCACTCAAGCGAGTTGCACCGCTCGAAAACCTCACGTTGCAGCCAATCAAAGTTGCACCAACCACGGCACCGGTTGAGCGGGTGTACACCCGCGAACAAAAACTCGACGCACCTGCCCTGGTCGATATGTTGCGCACCGCGCAAAAGTCAGCACCGGACGATAACGCACGTCGTGTGTTGGAGGGACTTGAGAACAACGTCGATACGCTTGCCCGAGACAAAGATGACGCGGCTGAGGTGGCGGATTACATCCGCCGCATGTCACTCGCGCCCGAGCAAAAGGGTGTCAGCATTCAGCCCCTGCAAGATATCCTAGCCAAGCAAGAGCAAGCCAAGCGGTCTGAGACGGAAGCACTCACGCAACTGGCCCGCCGCCGCTTGACGGAAGAAGAGCAAGGTGCGCTGTTCGGCACATCGCTTGGCCCCCGCAAGGATGTGAGCGTTGTCAAGGGTGAAGCTGGCGAGAAGATCGCTAACATTGCTCAGCAGGCCAAGATTGGCACGCCCATCCGCGAAGCCACAGACGAGCTTGTCCGCGCGGTACAGACTGAACTGCCATTCACTTACGGCGGCGGGCGCCGCACGGCTCCGACCTCAGTTGCATTTAACAACTGGCGCGACTTCAGCGATTATCTGGGCAGCGAAGGTTTGCAAGCACTGCGTGCGGCCAGCGCCGATGTTAGCAACAAGGCATACCCCAACATCCACCGCACCGGCGTGCTGGTCAACCAGATGATGGCCAGGGCTGCGGACATCCGCGCCCAGGCAGATGCGCTTAAAAAAGCGCGTCAAGCCATCATTGGCAGAGCGCCGGAAGAAGCGGAAGCGGCACGCAAACTGTTGCAGGAAACAGCGGATGCGCTTGAAAAAAGCCTGAAGAAGTACACACCCGACCCCAAGCTGATTGAAGGTATTCGTACTGCCCGGGAAAAACTGACGGTTGCGCAGAACTTGAAGGCCACGTTGCTGGCGCAGATGCAGCAAAACGCGAACACGCTTGAGACGGCGATTGCTGCATACGAAGAGGCGCTGGCGCCCACAACGATCCGTGAGAAGGGACAGGCACCCACGGTTGCGCTTGGCTATGAAGTAGTCAACATCAAGGAGCGCGAAGCTGCGAAACAGCAGGCTGTGGACGCTCGCGACCGACTCAAGAAAGCAATTGACGACTTTGTTGCGCATCAAGCTAAGCTGGATAAGGCGCAGCGCGATGTCAACTTTATCGGGCCGGACACATCCGCTCCAGTGCGGGCAGAACTTACTCGCCGGTTGAACGACGTCATTCAGGAAGAGAAGCGTCTTCGCAATACGGTGGGGCAGGCCAACGAGCGTTTCATGCGCTTTGTGGCTCGCAGCATGAAGGGTGCAACTCCACCTTCGCTGCGTGAATCGACGTTCAAGAACTTCTTGGTCGAAGAAGCCAAGTTGACCGACATGATTAACGGTCAGCAACGCCAGATCAATGGTCTGCGGTTGAATCTAAACAACGCCATGATGCGGGTCAACGCCGCTAACGTGACGATTGAAAACATGCCGGAAGTGGCAAAGCTCCGTCAGGGGCTGCGTCAAGGTTTACTCCAGGCCGAGGCGCTTGACCGCGAGATGCGTGCGGATTTGACTGAGCGTCTTGAGCGTCCTGATGTTCGTGAGCGCGAGCAGGCAGAGCGGCGCTTGACTGGTGAGGCCGGTGCGCTTGAAACCAAAGCACGGGCGGCGCAACGTGCAGGTGAGCGGCTTGCCGCTGAGCGTCCTACGGGCGCGCCCAAGAAGGAAGTCACGGCAGAAGAGCGGCAAGAAGCGGATCGCAAGGAGCGTGAGGCCAAGCAGCGCGAACTGGAGATCAAGCAGGGCACTGCTGAGACGGTGGATCGTGAGCAGGTCACGATGGAAGTGCGCCGCAAGCTGCGGCAGGAAATCACTGACAAGGCCGACAAGCTCGACGCGCTGCTGAATATTGCCGAAGACCCCGAGCGCACGCTTGATGAGCGCGTTGCTGCTACCAACGAGTTCCAGAAGCTGTACGACGAAACCTACGGCAAGTTGGCTAGGCGCGACGCCAAGATTGGCGGCGCCATGAAGAGGCAGGCTGCACTGATCAAGGCTATTCAAGAAGTCCGCGAGCAGATGGATGCGCCATCTTTGCTGTCTGAGAATCAGCGCAATCGCTTGAAAAACAAGCCAGAAGAGTTGGCTGAACGTGAAGCCAAGGCAAAGAGTGAACTTCAGTCAAAGCTCAACAAGCTCATGAGCGAGCTTGGTCGCGTCTCAAACTATCTCTCCAAGAATCGCGGCATCGAGCGTACAAAGGTGTTGACCAAGGCTGAACGGGCTGAGGTTGAATCTGAGCGCATGCCCGAGGGCGAAGTCATGCCTCCAGGGGCGGAGCGGATTGCGCGTACCCAGACGCAGAAGCGTCAGGTCGGGCCGGTTGTCAAGCAGGGCAAGGTGGCTCCGGGTCAACTCCGTACTGGCACAGAAGAGAGCCGTGCAGGCGAGACACGCGCCACAACGCGAAACCAGCCGGTTGAGTCTGGGCAGCGTGCGCAGGCCATCAAGGTACCGCCGACGAAGGACGAGCAGCGCACGCTGGATATTGCGGCTACCCGCAACCGGCTCAAGCAGATCGAGACGCAACTTAACTACATGCAGGCTAACCCGTCTGCTACAGCCGAGGGTAAGACCAAGCAGAAAAACGCCAAGGCCGCGCTCAGTAAAGAGAAGGCGGAGCTTGACGCCAAGCTGGCCGACCTGCTGAAGCAGCAGGAGGCGGTTGTTGCGGAAGAGCGCGCGATCCGCGAAGAGATGGGCATCGAGGAATCAATCGATACCGCCAAGGGTCCGGCACGCGTTGACGTGGTCGATACTGGCGCGGCTGAAGAGAAGACGCCCACTGTTTCAGTGTCTACCAAGGCTGAGCCGCTGACGGTTAAGCGCGGGCCTGTCAACGTCAGTGTCCCGATGTTGATGAAGGCTTCTGGCTTTACCGCCAAGGCGTCTGACTTCAACGGCAAGACGTTTGCTGAAGCTGCCCGGATGGCGGCAGAGCGCACACCTTCATCTGCTCGCAAGGAACTGTTCCTAAAGCTGGCCGAGGTGTTTGATGCTGCACCTAAGAGCGCCAAGCAGGGGCGGATCTACACGACAGACGGTGGGCGTAGCAAGCGCGGTGCAATTGGTGGGTTCCTGCCGCGCTACAACGTCGTCTTTACTCCTGCTGACGGCAACACCAACTACTTGCAGGTGATGCTGCATGAGTTAACGCACGCGGCTACGTACTACGGTTTGACGGCTGATCCTGAACTGGCCAAGAAGGTGGATGCGCTGCGCCTGCAAGCACTGGAGTGGGCGGGCACCAAAGAAGGTAAAGCATACCTGCGCAAGCACAGCATGGGCCTTCTCCACAAGGGTAAGGACGGCAAGCGCGGTGTGTACGGTCTGACCAATATCGACGAGTTCCTCGCGGAGTTGTACTCCAACCGCGAGTTCCAGAAGATGTTGGCGCAGATTCCGTCCAACATGCCGCAGAAGAGTCTGCTTGCCCGCGCGCTGGAGTACATCAGCAATATCTTCAAGGGCATCACAGGCGCAGAAAAGTCCATGCTCATCGACGCGATGGTGCTGGCAGACGACGTGCTTGAGAAGACCAAGAAGGAAGTCTTTGGTAAAGGCGCAGATACATCCAAGCTGGTGCGCGACAAAGACGAAAGTTTGGCGCTTATGGCCGACATCGTGTCTACGCAGCCCAAGTACAACGGCTCAATGGCAGATGCCGGTCTTACCGCCGACAAGATGATCTCGCAGCGCCCCGGCGCATACGCCAAGTTCAAGCAGAGCATGCTGGGCCTGGGATTCCGCACCCGCTTCCTTGATGCGCTTGCTCCCCTGGAGAAGGTGTCTGGAATGGTGGGCGATGCCGTCAAGGGTATGCAGATGATGTACTACCTGCGGATGTACGGCATGCGGATGAATTTCACGTCGCTGTCGCTGTCCGAGGGCGTGCCGCAACTGGTGGAGAAGAAGCGCCGGGATGGCGGCACCGAGTGGATCATCGAGTCGGTGCCCGGTATGAACATCAAGCAGATCGTTGAGCGTCTGAGCCAGAAGGATGTCATCAAGGCCGCAGGCAGCGCCGATGCTGCCAATCGCCTGTTCACCCTGTATCTGGCCAAGCTGCGTGCCGACAACAAGGGCTACGACAAGCTGAACTTCGGACGTGCGGCGGCTGAGGCCGAACTCAAAGAGATCGAAGCCGAACTGGCCAGCGGCAAGCTGTCGGCAGATGACAAGGCTCGGGTCAAGCAGCGCGAAGCGCACCTGCGGAAGACTATTGATTCACTGCCCACTGAGGCGGACATCAAGCGCGCGTTTGCTGAGATTGAGGCTGACCCGGTTCTCAAGGAAGCGTTTGCTGACGCCCGCTCGATGTACAACGAGTACAACCAGAACTTGCTGCGGTTCATGGTTCAGACAGGCGCGATGAGCAAGGAAGAGGCCGACCGCTTGCTTAAGGAAAAGGACTACGTCCCGTACTATCGCGTGCGCAACGGCGTTGCCGAACTGATGATCGGTGGCCTGACGCCTGTTCGCATCGGCAACCTGAAGGACAGCCCGCACCTGCAAGAACTGGTTGGCGGCGAAGAGCCGATCTTTAACTTCCTCGACAGCAGCGTGCAGAACACGTCGATGCTGGTCGATATGGCCATGCGCAACATTGCCGTGAAGAACGCGATGTGGGAGATGGCGTCGGTGGGGTTGGCCAAGATCAGGAAAGCGGGCAAGCGCGGCGCTCCCCAGGGTGCGGTTGAGTTCAAGATTGACGGTGAGGATTGGTTTGCCATCGTCGATACCGACCACATCGGCATTCCTTCGGAGTTGCTTACGAAGGGTCTGGCTGGTATCCCGACCATGTTCCCCCAGGCGATTGAACTCATGGGTATCCCCGCCCGGTTCCTGCGCCGTGCGATCACGGCATCGCCCGTTTACGCAGGTCGGCAGTTGTTCCGCGACTCGCTGTCCTCCTACATGGCCAGCGGCTCCAACGCACCTCCGGTGCTCGGCGCTCTGCAGCAAATTGGCAAAGCCAGTAGCGTAGACAGGCGCGGCATCACGGGCGGCCAAGTCTTCACGGGAACGTCCGAAGACAAGGCGCGTCTGCTCCAAGAAATGCAAGAGGGCCGCTCTGGTTGGGCTAAGGCGTTCTCCAAGTTGGAAGCGATGTCGATGGAGGCTGATGCCGCCACTCGCCGCGCCCAATACCAGAGTTATCTGGATCAAGGGCTGTCCGAGATGGAGGCCACCTTCATGGCGCTGGAGTCAATGAACTTTGCACGGCGCGGTATCGACCCAAGCGTGCAGTTCTTCACCACGCTGATCCCGTTCATGAACGCGCAGATTCAGTCGCTTGACGTGCTGTACCGTTCCCTGCGTGGCCAGATGCCAATGAACGAGCGGCTGCAGATCAAGGAGAAGCTGATCGCTCGGGGCATGATGCTCGCCGGTATGTCGATGGCCTACGCGATGGCCATGCAGGACGACGAGACGTACAAGAACGCTCGGCCCGATGAGAAGTACAACAACTGGTTTGTACCGATCCCGGGCATGGACGAGAAGCTGCGCGTTCCCATCCCATTTGAACTGGGCTACATCTTCAAGGCGCTACCCGAGGCGCTCATCAACGGCATCTACGCTGAGCGTGGCGCAGATGAGGCGATTGATGCTGCCAAGGGCATCATCCGCAACATGATCCCCGGCGGCGGTAACTACGGCATCCCCGCTGCGTTCAAACCGCTGATCGAGGTGGGCCTGGGCAAGTCGTTCTTTACGGGGCGCGATCTGGAGTCTGGCGCTGAGCAGATGCAGGAGCCTTGGGCACGCTATCGGGAGAACACGTCCGAGACTGCCAAACTCCTTGGAAGGCTGTTCAACATCTCCCCGATCAAGATCGAAACGCTGGTCAGTGGCTACACCGGTAGCCTGGGCATGGCGCTCATGCAAGTCCCCAACGTGGTGCTGTCTACGCCGGAGACGGATCTGCCCGAGAAGCGCGTGTCTCAGATGCCGTTGGTGGGTACGCTGTTCCAACCCAAGGACGCAGCAGGCATCATCGACGACACGTTCGACCGGCTCAAGGACTACACCGCCGCCAAGGAAACCTACGAAGGGCTTGTGGAGAAGGGCGAACTGGCCAAGGCCGACGCTTACCTGCGCAACAACATCGAGAAGATTCAACTGGCATCGATCTCTGGCGCCTTCCGACAGCAGATCGGCGAGATCACGAAGGCGGAGCGTCAGGTTCGCGGTAGTAGCCTAACGTCTCAGGAGAAGCGCGATCTTCTGGATGATCTGCGGCAGGCAAAGATTTTGGTTGCCTCTTCGGTGCGGGATTCGCTCGGAAGAATAGAAGCCCAATAAGCCCGTTATGAATGCAGTACAGGGCTTGCGCGTCTAGTACGCGAGCCCTGACTGCGGCCAGTAGCCCCGCCTCACGCGTGGCGTCGAGGTCTAGGGCAGGGATGAAGAACCCCTGCCCCTTCTCAAGCGTCGTCCACGGCAGCTTCACGCTCAACCCTGC